AATCTACAACGAGGCGCTGGAAAACCACCAAAAAGGCGAAATCGAAGACTGGGAGGTTGACTCGATTATTAATTATCTGGACGGTGCGCCCACCATTAACACCGTAGAAATCGTGTACTGCAAGGACTGCAAACACAAGGTGCGAACCGACGCAAACGGTATTGTCATCTGCTCTGAGGAGCACGGCATGTATTGCCCAACCGAGAATGATTTTTGCAGCCACGGCGAGTATTTAACAAATATAAGGGGGAACGACGATGCGGTTGTTTGACGCCGATGCTTTGCGGGCGGTGCTCATTCCGCTCGAGCAAAAATATGCAGGAGCATATGCAGATTTGGGCGCGGCGGTTGGCTGTATCGTGCAGCAAATTGATGGATTTCCGGCTGTTGATGCGGTCATTGTTACACGCTGCAAGGACTGCAAATACGGTGACTACGACAGCAAGTCAAATGGCGCTATGATCTGTCTAAGAACAAACGATGGCTTCTGGCGGAAGGAAACGGATTTTTGCAGCTACGGTGAGTATCAGACAAATACAGGAGGTAGCAATAATGTGGCTGATTGATGCGAACCGGCTATACGACGCAGCAGAAGAAAAGTACATGGAAGATCGGAGCAAAACCGAGAATGTTATCACGCGCGTAATGTTGAGCCAAGCGCGACAGAAAATTCAGGAGCTGATTGCATATGCACCCTCGGTAGACGCTGAACCGGTCGTGCGTTGCCAAGATTGCAAGAATTTCCGTCGGAATGAAGAAAATGACCCGTACTGCGCAGATCGGAGAGGGCTTTCAGACCCGGAGCCTGACGGGTATTGCAGCTACGGAGAACGGAGGGAAGAATGAACATTACACTTTTGAAATATCCCACCGATGAGGACTGGGCGTTTGCCAAACAGTGCGCTTTAGTCACCATCGGCAAAGAGATGAAAACAGCACCGGACATGGAGTGGAAACACTCCATTCTCCGGGCGAGGCATAGCCCCATTCGGACGTTACAGTTTGCGTTTTATCTTGAGGGCGTGCCGTACTGGGTAAGCACCCATTTAGCCCGCCACGTCCACGCACAGCCGTTTATCCGGTCACAGCGGAATGACCGGCAGGACGAATACGACCGGAACGCAGCGCGGCAGGACGCGCCGGTAGACATGATCTGGTACATGAACGCGGAAGAGCTGATGACTATCGCAGAAAAGCGGATATGCAAACTGGCGGCGAAAGAAACGCGGGAAGCTGTCTTAATGATGCGCTGGTTGGTGGTCAATCATTGCCCGGAGTTTGAAGGGCTGCTCGAGCCGCATTGCACGAAATACGGCGATTGCCCCGAAATGAAGCCGTGCGAGACCGGAAGGAGACTGCAAGGTGGGAACGATTCTTGCGATTGACCCGGGGAATATGGAATCCGGGTATGTCCTCGTAGAGCACGACGGGCAGGAAATCCGGAAGGTGTTGGACGTTGGGAAGATTCCGAACGAGGAGATATATAAAGTGCTCTGCTGGCCATATGAACATTTAGCGATTGAGATGGTGGCGGGAATGGGAATGCCGGTAGGCGCAGAAGTATTCGACACCTGCTTTTGGATCGGGCGATTTTGGGAGTACGCCGAGCTTTACCGGCAGGGATACCAGATACAGAAGATCTTCCGCCGGGAAGAAAAGCTTTACTTGTGCGGCCACTCGCAGGCGAAGGACGCGAACATCAGGCAAGCCCTCGTCGACCGCTACGCGCCCGGACAGCCGAACTACGGCAAGGGAACAAAGAAGAATCCCGGTTTCTTTTACGGGTTCGCAGCGGACATGTGGGCGGCGATGGCGGTAGCTGTGACATATTTCGATAAGTACATAAGGGGGATACAACTATGATCTGCGGCTGCGGTCACAAATGCCGCGTGATCGACTCCCGGAACACATGGGAGCAGGAAGAAGAAAAGCTCAGAAGACGGCGGTATGAATGCCAGGACTGCCACAGGCGGTTTTCGACCGTCGAGGTCGAGGAAGATTTGTTTGACAGCTACAGAAAGCGTGCTGTCAACGCAGAAGTGGAATTGTATGCGATGAAGAAGGAGTTGAAGAAGTTACTTGGAAAAGATTAAGGGCGCAAAGTTTGACGGCGGAAAGCCCCGGCCGTCCACCGTCCCCGTGGAGGCGATAGAGGCGATTATGGCGACGCGGGAATATGGCTTGGCGAAGTACAAAGACGCGGAGGATTGGCGCAGCATTGAGCCGGAAAGATGGCACGAGGCGCTTTTAAGGCACGTTCTGGCAATTTGGGATGACCCGACGCACATTGACGAAGAATCCGGGCTGCCGTCGCTGTGGCACGTGATGACAAACGGGGCGTTTCTGTGTGCGTGCTTGAAGGATGTCTTGGACGAGAAAATGAAACGAGGAGGCTGATACGGTGAGCAAACCGCGCTATGGATGGTGGGGGTATGCGAAGTGGATGATACGAAGTTACAAAAGCGGTACGCTTATGACGCGGGATGAAATCTCTGCTGTCGAAGCTGCAATAGAGGAAACAAAACAGCTTATCGACGGGGCGGAACGCCTCCGGCTCATAGACTTGGTCCTTTGGAAGCGTACACACACCTTACAGGGCGCTGCTATGGTGGTATATGTTTCGGAGCGTACCGCTCAAGAATGGCATAGGCAGTTTATCTACTTGGTGGCAGAAAAACGTGGTTTATATTCAAAAGTTTGCGTAAGAGAGCCTTAAACATAGTGTATCGTTGAGAGCGTAGAGGTGTATCCTCTGCGCTTTCATCCTTCTTACGGCTACGCAGCGTACTGCGGAACCTCCTTTTTCTTAGCTCCACCGGAAACCGCAATCCGGTGGGGCACGAGAAGGGAATATTTTACTCAGAGGTGGTGACAGATGGCTGCGAGGCTGACAGATCGGCAGAAAAAGAAAATACTGGCGGATTATGTTCAGACGAACAACTATTGTGCCACGGCGAAAATAAATGGAGTGTCCGCTACAACAGTCAAGAACATTGTTCTTGCAAATGCGGAAATTGTGGGAAAGTGTGAGCAGAAAAAAGAAGAGAACACAGCAGACGTCCTAGCCTACATGGACGCGCATAAAGACCTTGTATGCTCTTTCATCGGGAAGGGATTGGAACTGCTGAATGACCCGGATAAATTGAAGGCGGCGAACCTGAGCCAGATTACGACGGCAATGGGGACGCTGATTGACAAATGGGCGCTTGCGCAGAAAGAACAAGGAACTTCTGCGGATGACTGCGTGAGGGTGATTATCGATGTCTGACATTCACCTTTCTGAGAAGATAGGCGCTGCATTTTACGGGCTAGCGCGAGATGTGTTCCAGCACGGGCACACACACTACGATTTAAGCGGTGGTCGCGGCTCTTTGAAGTCCTCAACCGTATCAGTAATAGTCCCGCTCCTGATAGTAAGCAATCCGAGAATCCACGCGCTTGTACTGCGCAAGGTTGCAAATACAATCCGCGACAGCGTTTATGCACAGTACATATGGGCAATTGGCGAGCTGGGTATGGCGGCATACTGGGAAGCAAGGGTTTCCCCGATGGAGCTGATTTATAAGCCTACAGGTCAGAAGATCATGTTCCGGGGCGCGGACGACCCGATGAAAATCAAGTCGATCAAGGTGCCGTTTGGTTATATCGCTGTTACGCACTTTGAGGAAAAAGACCAGTTCGCCGGTCGTGCCGAAATACGAACGATTTTGCAGTCGACAATGCGCGGCGGCTCTAAATTCTGGAACTTTGAAAGCTATAACCCGCCGATCAGCCGGGACAACTGGGCAAACAAAGACAGTTTGGAAGAACGCGCGGACAGGCTGTGCCACAAGTCAACGTATCTTGAAGCACCGCCAGAGTGGCTGGGGCAGCAGTTTATTGACGAGGCTGAACACCTGAAAGCAACTGACGAGCGGGCGTATCAGCATGAATACCTCGGTATCCCGGTTGGGACCGGCGGCAATGTGTTTGACAGGCTCGAACTTCGGGAGATCACGGACGAAGAAGTTTCCAGATTCGATAAAATCTATCAGGGCGTGGATTTCGGATGGTTCCCAGACCCCTTTGCATTTATCCGGCTGCATTACGACAAGGCAAGGGAGACAATTTATCTGCTTGACGAGATATACCAGAATAAGCTTTCGAACGAGCAGAGCGCGACGATAATCAAACAGCGCGGATATGGAAATGTGCGTGTCATTTGTGACAGCGCGGAGCCAAAGAGCGTGGCTGACCTCCGGGCAATGGGATTGCCTGCGTATGAGGCGGTCAAGGGACCCGGCTCGGTCGAATACGGTATGAAGTTCTTGCAGAGAAGAACGATTGTCATTGATAGAAAACGAACGCCACATGCCTACGATGAGTTCGTGGGCTACGAATATGAAAGAAACAAAGACGGCGATATTATCAGCGGATACCCGGACGCGAACAATCATCTGATTGACGCGACGCGGTACGCCTTAGAGCCTGTGAGCCGTAGAATGGGAGTTATTGCATGACGGTTATCGATAAATTAAAGGAACTCGGGTATACGACAATCCCAGAGGAATTCTATACATACGTGTCCCTTTGGAAGTCGTGGTACGTCGGCGAAGTCAAGGGTTTCCATCAATACCGGCGATATAACGGACATAAGTGGACAAAGTGCAACCGTGCAAGTCTCGGCATGGCGAAAAAGGTCTGTGAGGACTGGGCGAACCTTTTGATGAATGAGAAAGTCCAGATCACGTTAGAAGGTCGGAAAGAACAGGACTTTATCGATAGAGTTCTAACGGAGAACAATTTCACAGTTAAGGCGAATGAGATGCAGGAAATGAAGTCGGCACTCGGAACTGTGGCTTATATCCCGCGTGTGGTTGGTCAGGCTGTCAACGAAAGAGGGGAGGTCGTTCCGGGCGATGTTTCCGGTATCGCTCTTGACTATGTGACCATTGAGCACATTTTCCCGCTCGCTTGGCAGAATGGATTTATTTCGGAGTGCGCGTTTGACAGCGTGGTCACGCGGGGCGGAAAGAACTATCTGTATTTGCAGATTCACCGGAAAGACGGAAACGGACTTTACGTCATCGAGAACAGCATTTACCGATACGAAAACGAAACGCTTGCTGACGCTTTGCTTACGGATGTCCCAGGGTTCGAGAGAATCCCGCCGGTCGTACATACAGGAAGCGACAAGAGGCAGTTCGTCATCGACAGACCGAACATCGCAAACAATCTTGACTACCTGCTTCCGGTTGGTATCCCTGTGTATGCAAATGCAATCGACGTTCTTCGCGGCGTTGACTGTGCCTATGACTGCTACGTCAACGAGTTCGAAAACGGCCCGATGATGATGATGGTCAAAATGCCCGCCACAAGGTGGGAAGACGATGAGCCGACGCTTGATGACAATGACCGGCGTTTCTATCTGCTTCCGGAGGACACGCAGCAAGGGAACGTTGTAGAGACGATTTCTCCGACACTAAGAACTGAGCAGCTGAATGTAGGCTTGCAAGACCAACTGAACGTTCTTTCCAGCAAATGCGGTTTCGGCGAAACCTATTACCGCTTTGACGGCGGCAGCGTAGCAACGGCCACGCAGGTCATTAGCGAAAACTCCACCATGTTCCGCACAATCAAAAAGCATGAGATAGTGCTGGAGCAAGCACTGATGGAACTGTGTCGCATCCTGCTTCGGCTGGGAAACACAGCTATGAACGCCGGTCTGAATGAAGACGTGGAAATCTCTATAGATTTCGATGACAGCATCATAGAGGACAAAGCTACTGATTTCTCCCGCGACATGCAGCTTCTCAGTGCAGGCATCATGAACGACTGGGAGTTCCGCATGCGCTGGATGAATGAGGACGAGGCGACCGCAAAGGCGGCGCTGCCGAAGGCGCAGGACATGGTAACCGAGGAAGAAACGGAGGTCGAGTAATGGGATTTGGAGAACACACTGGGACTTTTGGGGTTGTGAAAGATGAACCGGTATCCATTTACCCCAGAACTGCTTGACGCGCTTCCGGAGGAGCTGGCAGAGCTGTTCCGAAGTTTGGAGGATATGCTTCTCGATGAAATATGCAGTAGGCTTGCGCTGAAAGATCAGCTGAACGAAGTGACTGTTCAGGCAATCCGGGCACTTCGTTCGCACGGCATCGACACGAAGGAGATTGAAAAAGCAATCCGCAAGACCTCTGGAATCAGTGAGAAGAAGCTCAAGGAGCTTTTCGACGATGTTATTGCCAGAAACCAGAAGTATTACACATCGGTTATCGACATGGCAGGGCTGACACAGCCTGATATTCTGGCGAACACTGCGACAATCGAAGCAATCAGAGCGCAGACGCTTGATGAATTTCATAACATCACACAGTCTATGGGATTCTTGGTGGACAAAGGCAGGACGATGCTCCCGCCTGCGCGTGCATATCAGTGGGCGTTGGATTCTGCTGTTATGCAGATTCAGAGCGGGGCAATCAGCTACAATCAGGCGATAAAGTCTGCGGTGCAGAAGCTTGCAGGCGGTCTGAAAGTCGTGAACTACGAAAGTGGACACGTTGACCACATCGACGTTGCTGTTCGGAGAGCCGTTATGACTGGCGTGAATCAGATCTGCGACCAGTACACGAACCAAAGCGCAGAATACCTTGATACGAGATACTTTGAAGTGTCTGCGCACTCTGGGGCGCGTGACAAGCCGGGTGCCTCGCCGTGGTCAAGCCACAAGGACTGGCAAGGAAAAGTCTATTACCAGAGCGAAAGCGGCGAACCTGACCCGCTGGGGCTTTACGATGACCTTGTGGAGACTACCGGTTATGGATATGTTGACGGTCTGACAGGCGCAAACTGTAGGCATCACAAATACCCGTTTGTTCCAGGAGTTTCGGAGCGAACTTACACAGACGAACAGCTCGAGCATATCGACGATGGGCTCGGCTGTGAGTTCGATGGGAAGCAATACACTGCCTACGAGGCTACGCAGATGCAGCGACGCATGGAGCGGCAGATTCGAGCTCAAAAGAAGCTGAAAAATGCTTATAAAGCAGCGGGCTTAGAGAACGACGCAACCGCAGCAAACATCAAGCTTCGCCGCCTGAACACCAAGTATAAGTCTTTCAGCGAGGCTGCAGGGTTACCGGAGCAGAGAGAAAGGGCGAAAGTATTGTATGATTGACGAAAATCTAAAGCAAGCCATCGAGCGGGCGCTTGCGTCCGGCTTCCGGGTGGAGCTGCTGCGAGACAAGGACGGAAGCATTATTGCGCAGACGATTCAGCGCAAACGGATGAAATTTGAGTTTGGAGGTGGAAAACATGGCGGATGAAGGTGGCGTTTGGCGCACTATCAGTGGGCGGCGCGTTTTCATTCGAGACGGGCAGACCCTGACGGACGCGATGCGAGAAAGCGGGAAGTTTGGCGCGGAGCAAACAGGCGGCGCTGGTCATATTGATGAGAGCGATTTATATGAGGCGCTTGAAAACCTCCCAGAAGACGAAGTAGAAAAGCTAATTCAATCAATTAGATATTACACAGACGACTATACTTGGTCGCTTGAAACAGATGAAGAAATCCAAAATATCAACAAGGCTATAGAAGAAGCGAAGTCCGTACATTGGAACGACGGGGAACTTTATCGGGGGATTAACGTCGATTCCGACTTTTTGGAAAGCATTAAAGAAGGAGATGTAATTGAAACAGGGTTGCCAAGCTCTTGGAGTTCGGACGCTTCTGTTGCAGTCGAATTTGCCGCTGGGCAGCATTTGGAAAATTCAAATGGAATCAGTGTTGTTTTAGTTGACACCACAATCGGGGCAAGAAATGCGATATCGATTCGTGATTTTTCTAGGTATCAAGATGAGCAGGAAGTTTTGTATAGCGGAAACTCTTCTTTCCGAGTAGTCGGCTTCCGCGAAGAAGAAAACCCAGCTGATGGGAGCACTATTTACATGGTTGAAGTTGAGGAGGTCAGAAAATGAAAAGCGAGAATGGGATTACATTGCAGCGAAAGTGGGAATCAAAATTCAATGCTGTTTCTGTGAAAAAGAGTTTGCAAACCAGGCTTAAAACACAAATGCAGAAAAACGCTGTGGCAAAAAAACGCAGTGGAAATAAAGGAGAATAAAAAATGGCAGACGAAATCATTACTTTTGATGAAATACTGGCTGACCCCATCTATAAGGCGGAGTTCGACAGGCGAATCACAAAGGCACTTTCGACTGTTCAGAGCAAGCTTGACGCGGAAGTGGAGAAGAACAAGCAGTTTGCAGCGAACGGCAGCGCGGAAACGGAAGCGCTCAAAAAGGAGATCGAGGGCTACAAGTCCAAGATCGCCGATTATGACTACGCAGATGTGATCCGCAAGACGCTTGCTGAAAAGGGCGTGAAGTTCAGCTCTAAAGCTGCTGAAAAGGCATATTTGGCAGACCTAAAAGCAAAACACCTTGAAATCAAAGACGGTGCGCTTGATGGGTTTGACGAATGGCACAAGGCTCAAGTCAGCGCCGATCCATCCGCGTTCCAAGACGGCGTAAAAATCGACTGGTCTGCCGCTGTTGGCGGCGGCGAAAAGAAAACAGATACCAATGCCGCGATGAACAATCTGATCCGCGGCGCACTCAAGTAACGAAAAGGAGATTACAACATGGCAATTATTGATCGTTCCGCACTTTCCGGCCTTGTCCCGGAACCCGTAACCCGCGAAATCATGCAGGGCGCTATCGCCGAATCTGCCGTTCTTCGTATGGGCCGCAGACTGGCGAACATGTCCAGCAAGACGCAGACCATTAATGTGCTTGACGCACTTCCCTCCGCGTACTTTGTCAACGGCGAGGCCACTGACGGCGGCGCTGGTGAGGCATTCAAGCAGACCACCAAGATGGCGTGGGACAAGAAGAAGCTGCATGCCGAGGAGATCGCGGTTATCGTCCCCATTCCCGAGGCTGCTCTCGATGATGCGGATTATGACATTTGGGGCGAGGTCAAGCCTCGTCTGACCGAGGCTTTCGGCAAGGTCATTGACGCGGCAATCTTGTTCGGCACGAACAAGCCGAGCACTTGGCGCACTGGCGTTGTTCCTTCGGCAATCGCTGCCGGTAACGGCGTACCCGTCGGCACAAGCATCTTTGACGACATCATGGGCGAAGGCGGTCTTATCGAGAAGGTAGAACTTGACGGCTTCAACCCGAACGGCGTTATGTCCGCTATCCAGATGCGCGGCAAGCTGCGCGGGCTGAAGGACACGACCGGGCAGCCCATCTTCAAGTCCGATATGCAGGGTGCAACGCGCTATGGTCTGGATGGTATGGATATGTACTTCCCGATGAACGGCGCATTTGACCCGGCACAGGCACAGATGATCGTCGGCGACTGGACGCAGCTGGTGTACGCCATCCGCCAGGACATGACATTTAAGATCTTCACCGATGGTGTCATTCAGGACCCGAGTACAAAGGCAATCACCTACAACCTCATGCAGAACGATATGGTCGCTCTCCGTGCGGTCATGCGTCTCGGTTGGGAAATCGCGAACCCGGTCAACGCGTACAACGTTGATATTGCCAACCCGTTCCCGTTCTCGGTTTATGGAAAAGCTGGCACGGTATCTACGGTCACGGTATCCCCGGCTACTGCAACCGTGAAAAAGGGAGCGAGCAAGGCATTCACCGCTGCCGTCGCGGGTGAAGGAATCGTGAGCGGAGATGTCGAGTGGAGCCAGAACGGCGCGAAGTCTTCTATCTCGGAGAACGGCATCTTGGCGGTTGCTTCCAATGAGACATCCACGAGCATTACCGTTACTGCAAAGTCCAAGCAGGACAGCACGAAGACCGGAACGGCCACTGTGACGGTAGGCTCGTAACTGAAAGGAGCTGGCGCAATGATATACGCCGATTATGAGTACTACTGCGATATCTACAAGGGAACGGTAGACGCTGACAGCTTTTGCAGATTGGCGACACGCGCCAGTTCCTTCCTTGACTACTACACGCAAAACCGAGCAAAGGATTTTGCAGAGCTGGATGCTGTGAAAATGTGCTGCTGTGCCTTAGTCGACCAGTATATGCTGATCGACACGGCGCAGGAGCTTGCCAGAAAGAATGTGTCCGCCGGGCTTGCATCTGACGAAGGAGAATTGCAGAGCGAGACTGTAGGCGGCTATTCCCGGACGCTCCGCAGCGGCGGCGATTCTTCCGTAGCTGCATTGAAAGCGGCTTCGGAGGCGAAGAAGGCTCTTGCAAGCGTAGCGCGTGAATATCTAGCCCATACCGGGCTTCTTTACAGAGGCAGGTGTTTTGCATGTACGCCCCCCACACCGTAACCATCTACAACGTCACACAGGAGCAAGACCAGGATTTCAAGGACACGCAGAAACGCTACATCACAGTGATTCGCGGTGTAATGCTCCAAGCGTCGAAAGCTGCCAATGTCCGCGCGAGCGGGCTTGAAGGCGCAGATGCGGTAAACCTGTACATTCCGTTCTCTGCGGTTGCCGTAGACGGCGTGACAGGCGCGGAGAAGCGCTACGTCGGGCCGCAGGAGTTCTGGCGTGCAACCGATAAAAGCAAAATCTGGACGCTCTCCACGGACGGTAACGGCGGCACGACCTTCTTTGTGAAGGGAGAAGTAGTCGAGCCGGACAAGACGGAAGAACAGATTGAGATGCTTTACGACGATGTGTACAAAGTGACAAAGGTGGACATGAAGGACTTCGGAAGTCCGTCTATGCAGCACTGGCAGGTCGGAGGCACGTAATGCTGAAATTCAGTGTGAAAACCGATGGCTTTGACGAGTTGCACGAAAAACTCGCGCAGGCATGCACGAAAGCGGAGCATATTGTTGCGGTTCAGGCACGGAAGGACACAAGTCCGTATGTTCCGTTTTTGACCGGCTCTCTCGACCAGAGAACAATGGTGGACGGTAATGCGATCATCTATCCGGGACCGTATGCAAGATTCCTGTATTACGGGAAAGTCATGGTTGACCCGGAGACGGGCAGCACATACGCGAAGAAAGGGATGACAAAGGTGCTGACCGATAAGAATCTTGAGTTCAATAAGGCTGGACACAATCAAGCTCAATCATACTGGTTTGAAGCATCGAAAGCCGAAAACCTTGAAAAATGGATTCGTATAGCAGATAAGGCGGTGAAGAATGAACTCTGACAAGAAGAAGCTTGTATCAATAGCAGAAGAAGATGACATTTCAAGGAAGATGATGGTATGGGCTAACTCTTTTACTGGTGAGGACATACCAGCCGCGATGATCAACTATGAGTTCTTACCCGCTGATTCGGCGGGCATGAAACTATCTGTAATTCCGGGGACGTATATCACACGGGGGCCATACATTCTGGGCGGATATGAGGCTGCATATCGATTCGCAATGGTGGCACGGATTATTCCCGGAAATAGCAATGACAAGCGCTTACGAGTCGATGCAATGCTGAATCGCTTCGGTGAGTGGGCAACAAAAAATCATCCGTCTTTAGGCGATGGGATACGAGTGCGAAAGATGGAAATATCAGCACGCGCGACAATGCTTACGCCATATGAAGACGGTTCCGAAGATCATCATATTTTGATGAAAATGACATATGAGGTGATTTAACTATGGCAGAAAATATGACCTTTAACACTGTTGCGGGGCAGCCTGTAGACAGAGAACTTTTGATTCTTTTTGTGAATACGGGCACTGATTCCGCCGCCGTGTGGTCGCCGCTTGGGACGCGCGTCACGGATTCCAGCATGGAATACGACTGGCAGAAGGATTCCAACAAGGACATCCTCGGCACGACCAGAACCACTATGAAGAAGCCCATCATCACGCAGGACTTTGAACCGTGCGAACTCGATGCCGGAGATGTTGCGCTTACGCATGTCTGGAACCTCGCCGTTAAGGAACAGAACGCGGCGGCTCTGGCGAATCAGGACATTCTTATCGTGCATCATTACGCAGGCACGAAGAAAACGGCTGTTTTCGCGGAGAGATACAAGGGTGCTGCAATCGAGGCGACAGGTCTTGGCGGCGAAGGCGGCGGCTTCGTAGGTATGCCGCTTACGGTAACGCCGGGCGGCGAGAGAATCACCGGCACTGCGGCGGTCGGTTCCAACGGAGAAATCACGTTTACGCCGGAAGCGGCATAAGGAGGGACAATAGATGGCGGACATCAAGATTGCAACTGGCGTTGAAAAAATCAACATCAACGACAAAGTAACGCTCGAGTTCAACCCGACAGACGCAGAAATTGTAGAGAAAATTTTTGACGTGTTCAACGGATTGGAAGATCGTCAGCGGAAATATCAGGCAGAAGTGGAAAAGAACGCGAACAAAAAGGAAATCTTTGAGGTTGCGCGTCGGGAAAGCAACGAAATGCGCGATACGATCGACAGTCTTTTCGGGGTTCCGCTCTGCACGCCTCTTTTCGGCTCTATGAATGTCCTCGCACTGGCTGACGGTTTGCCTGTATGGAGCAATCTGATGCTCGGCATCATCGACCAGATCGACACCACCTTTGCAAGAGAACAGAAGGCTACGAACCCGAGAATCAAGAAATATATGGAAAGATGGAAAAAGTAATCTGGTCTTTACCGACATCGGTCAATGTAAACGGAACAGAATACGAAATCCGGTCTGACTATCGGGCGGTGTTGGATATCCTCACCGCCCTTGTTGATAGCGAGCTGGACGAGCAGGACAAGGCGGAGGCATCGCTGAGAATCTTCTATCCCGACTTTGAGGGAATGCCAGCCAGCGACTATCAGGAAGCTCTGAACCAGTGTTTCCGGTTTATAGACCGTGGGGAAGAACGCAAAGAAAAGAAGAGAGAACCCGTGCTGATGTCATGGGAGCAGGACTTCAACATGATTATTGCCCCCGTGAACAGAATCGCCGGATGCGAGGTTCGGGCGCTTGAGTATCTGCACTGGTGGTCGTTCCTGTCTTTCTATCAGGAAATTGGAGACTGCCTGTTTGCTCAAGTGGTTCGTATTCGAGACAAAAAGGCACACGGGAAGCCTCTGGACAAGCAGGAACGGGAGTTCTACCGAAAGAACAGGGATATAATCGATTTGAAAGTTACATACACAGAGGCAGAGAAAGACGTTCTCGCCGCATGGGGCATTTCAAAATAAGGTGGTGAGACAATGGCAGACGGCAAAATCGTTGTTCAAGCGGAGGTTGACGCAAAAAACGCGCAGAAGGAGCTTGATAAGCTGACGGCGAAAATCGACAAGATGGAAGCCGAGCTGAAAAAAAGCACAGGAGAGCAGAGCGGTCTGAAATCTCAGCTTGACGCGGCGAAAGAATCCGCAAAACAGGCAGAAAATGCGCTGAAATCTTTGCGGACTGAATCCGAGCGGCTTCGGCAGATCACGTCCGGTGAGGTGTCTGCGTCTCCGGAGGCTTATATCACAGCATACGGACGGAAGACGGAAGTTGCGGCGCAAATCAAAGAGCAGGAAGCAATCTTAAAAGAGCAGGACAAGATCGTTGAGAGTTTGGACGGGAAATATGCAAAAATCACGGACAAAGTGATCGAGCAGACTTCTGCTTTGGACGCTGCGAAGCAAAAAGCCGGAGAACTCACGGAGCAAATCACAAACGCAAGCGGCGCAACAGAGCGAATGGAGACCGCTGCGAAGAAGGTTTCCGACAGCATGAACACGTTCAGCAAGCGTGTTTCCGGTCTTTTCAAGCGCGTTCTGGTGTTCTCTCTGATTACTCGAGCGCTGCAAAGTCTTAGAACATGGCTTGGGAAGACCATCATGCAGAACGAGGAAGCGCGGGCGGCGGTTGCACGGCTCAAGGCGGCGTTTTTGACGCTGGCCCAGCCAATTTTGCAAGTGGTGATACCAGTTTTTGTAAAGCTGGTGAATATCCTCACACAGGTAGTCACGGCGATTGCAAAGTTCTTCGGTATGCTTTCCGGGAAAAGCTGGTCTTCGCAGAAATCAGCCGCACAAGGACTGAACGACGAGCAGAAGGCATTGGAAGGCGTTGGGGCGGCGGCAAAAGACGCAAGCAAGAGCATGGCAAGCTTTGACGAGATTAACCAGCTTACAGACAACACAGCGTCTGGCGCTGGCGGAGGCGGTGGCGCGGCATCAACGGAGATCGCGCCGGACTTCTCGAATCTCGACATGGCAGAGGGCAAGCTCCACGATATTCTAGGCTTGGTAGGTGCGATTGCAGCCGGGCTTCTTGCATGGAAAATCGCGAGTTTATTCACGAACGACCTGAGCAAGATTTGGGGCATCGCCCTCGCGGTTGCTGGTGCGTTCGCGCTTGTATACTTCTGGTTGGATGCTTGGAACAATGGAATCGATTTACAAAACTTCCTCGGGATGTTGGCAGGTCTTGCTGCGCTTGCCGTTGGGCTTGCAATCGCCTTCGGGCCAATCGCGGCAGGAATTGCACTGGTTGTAGGCGGCCTTGCTATGCTGGTTGTCGGCATTAAGGATGTTATCGAAAACGGCTTTAATTTGGTCAATACGCTTACGAGCATCGCTGGGCTACTTGCCGCCGGTATCGGCATTTCGCTTCTGACGGGTAGTTGGATTCCCCTTCTGATTGCAGGTTTCCTCGCCGCGCTGGTTGCGCTTGTGTCCTTCACCGGACATGGAGAAGAACTGATTCAAGGCTTAAAAAATATTATAGACGGTTTCGGGAAATTCTTCAAGGGCGTATTCACAGGAGACATGAAGCTTGCCGTAGAAGGTATTAAGCAGATCTGGGAAGGAATGAAGCAGACGTGGAACGCGATTGTAAACTCCATCAAGGACGCATGGAATATGTTCATTACATGGCTACAGTCAAAATCTCCCGTACTTGCAGCGTTCTTCCAGACGGTTGGGAAACTGGTTTCAGACCTCTATAACAGCGTAAAAGACATCCTGAAAGGCATTGTTGACTTTGTCGTCGGCGTGTTTACGGGAGACTGGACAAAGGCTTGGGAAGGCGTTAAGGAGATCTTCAAGGGGATTTGGAACGGCATTATAGCGACGATCGAAGGCGCGATCAACTTTATTATCGATGGCATTAACCTTCTGATTTCCGCTTTGAATACCATTCACTTTGAGATTCCGGACTGGGTTCCCATCGTCGGCGGCAAGTCTTTTGGCATCAGCATTCCGCTTGTCAGTCAGGTTGCACTTCCGAGACTGGCAGAAGGTGCGGTCATCCCGCCGAACCGGGAGTTTATGGCGGTGCTGGGCGACCAGAAAAGCGGAACGAACATCGAAACACCGCTTGAAACAATGGTGCAGGCATTCAAACAGGCGATGAACGAATCCGGCGGACGGTCGCAGACGATCATCTTGCAGCTCAACGGCAGAGAGTTTGCACGGGCTGTCTATAAGGCGAACAACGAAGAGACGCAGCGTGTAGGCGTAAGGCTTGCGGGGGTGAAAGCATGACGAGCGTTTTGACCTTAGACGGCACGGCGTATCCGAACCTGCATGTAACCAGTCTGAAACGTTCTTTCGCGGTTCTGGACGGCGATAATGCGGGGCGCGTAATGACCGGCGCGATGGTGCGAGACATCATCGGCACGTTTTATAACTACAGCGTGGAGCTTGACCCGGTCGGAACTGACCCAGCGGAATATGACAGGTTCTATGAAGCAATCTCCGCACCTGTCGACAGCCATTCCCTCACCGTTCCGTATGCACAAGGAACATTGACCTTCGATGCATATGTGGCAAACGGAGACGATGAACTTTTGACGGCTTACGGGCAGAAGAACGAATGGGGAAACCTTACATTTAATTTTGTTGCGATGAAGCCGAAGAGGACGCCGCTATGAGTGTAAAAGTTGTGTATGAAGACGTTGCGGTCGGTTCTGCGGCGGCTGCGAGTGTGACAGCAAGCGAGGCTATGGGTATTTCAAAAACCTCGCTTCTGCCCTTCGGGGCATTCGAGGGGCCAGTGGCAACGACAGAGCAGAATCAATGGGTGCTGAACGGCACGCGAAAGCTAAAGCCAAAATCTGAGCCTGTCGGCTTCTGGTCGACACCTCGGAGCGGCGCAGACTGTACGTTCCAAACGCCGCCTACCATTGAGATATCCCTTGACGGGCAGTTTACGTCCCTCGGCATCTATTTCAAATTTGACGGGGAAACCGGGGACTATTGCAGCGACCTGAATATCACGTGGTACAACGGAACAACGCAGCTGGCCACACAGCAGTTCTTCCCGAACAGCGGAAATTACTTCTGTGAGAAAACTGTGGAACTGTATAACAAAATCAAGATTCAGTTCAACAAAACGAATCTTCCGAACCGACCCATTAAAATCTCCCTGATTCTTTTCGGCATCGTTCGAGAGTTCGAGCGGCAGGAGCTTCGGAGCGTTGAGGCAACCGAAGAACTGAACATCATATCCGACGAGCTGGCAATTAACACGCTGGATTTCACGCTGGACAGCATGGAAGATATTGATTTTATTTTCCAAGAGAAGCAGCCCGTTTATGCGTACAACGGAAAGACGAAAATCGGCACGTTTTACATCGACGAATCTACCCGCGTAAGCAAAAACGTATACAACGTTTCCTGCATCGACGCTTTGGGAATTCTGGACGAAGACCCATTCCCGGCTTTTGTTTATTCCAACGCCAACGCGAAAACGGTTTTAGAAAGCATCCTCGGCGGGTATTTCGTCTTGGAACTTTCGGAGGAACTACAGACCGAGAAGCTAACAGGATACATTCCTGATTGCACACGAAGGGAAGCTTTGCAGCAGGTGGCGTTTGCGCTTCGGGCTGTTGTGGACACCAGCGGGACAGGAAACGTGAAGGTATGGAGACTGTCTGAGGAAACACCGACGGAGATTCCTATGAACCGTCTCTACGTCGGCGGAGAGGTCAGCCAGTCTGCCATCGTGACCGAGGTAAGAGTTACCGCGCACACGTACAGCACGTCCGGGAGCGGAAGCGATACGATTGAAGTCGGCGGGAAAAAGTATTTCCACACGACGGCGGTCACGGTAAAACAGAACCCGAACATTACGGCATCCACGAAGCCAAACGTCATCGAGGTCAAGGACGCGACGCTTGTCAACTCGACGAATGTTGCAGCGGTGACGCAGCACGTCTTTGACTATTATATGCGGCGGCAGACGCACAGCGTTCAGATCGTCATGGACAAGGAGCTTCCCGGTGACTATGTAGACACCACAACTCCGTGGGATGACCACATTACCGGGACAATAACGAGCATGACCATAAAACTGAGCGGCATCGCGGCGTCTGAGTGCGACATCGTCGGAACGGGGGCTTCTGCATGAGAATTATGAAAACCTTGATTACAGACCGGACGCAGGCTGACGCTTCCTATGCTGAGAAGCTTTACAAGAAGCTGTGGAGCGACTTCACGGAGCAGGAAAAGACAGACTTTGAAGCTGGCTTGAAAGGCTCTTACAAAGCGTCTGACCTGAACCGCGTCGGCACGGCGCTTATCACCATCCGTGACCGGCTGAGAACACATTGTATCGACGTTCCGGCAGAAGTCCGGGAGGATTACGGTTCTGACGAAGTGCTCGACAAAGACGTCATGGACGCTTATATCGAATCCGCGAACGCCGTATACGACGCAGTTGTCAATCCCGCCCCGCGCCCTCCGGCAAAAATCAACGACCTAGATTGGGAAGGCGCGAACAACATTGAAAAGACGATTATCGCCGTAGATGACGTGTTGGAGAGTCGGGAGGTCGGCTGGGTTTACGCGGACGAGGAACTATACGCAGGAGACATGGGGGGATAACATGAAAGACCGAACTCCAAAATTTCCGGGGCGGGTAAAACTCAAGCCCGTTGCCGGACAGACAGATACTTACGACATGACGCGTGCAGACGACCCGGACGATACCGGCACGCCGTTCAACACGCGCACAATGCTCCAAGATTCCACGGGACGCTTTCTCCGCTTGCCGTATGCGAACCCGCTTGTCGACGACGCGTTCCGGCACATGGTCGACCGCATCGTACCCATCGGCACCATCCGGACGAGCCCGGCGCAGAGTCTGGGAGATGCGTGGTTGAAGTGCGACGGGAGCACAGTGACGTTTGAGAACTACCCGCAGTTGTGTTCTGTGCTGAGAAATACGGGCGGTGCGGTAACGTGGGATACGAATGCGTTTCCGGCATCTTACAATGCAAAAAGTGTTTCAAATACAGTGTATTTTGATGGGATGTGGTTTGTTTGTGTGCAGGTTGGTAGCAATTTCAAGATTTTGAAATCCAGCGCGGTTGGTGGAACGTTTTCCGAAGAGGCGACGTTTGCAGGAAGCGAATCTACATACGAAGGCATAATGTGCTCGCTCGCAGTATCTGATGATTATTGCGTGTGCGCATACCGTGTCGGAATAAACGTCAAGATTGCGGTTCGAGAAAAAGGGAACACAAGCTGGACGCAGGTGGGCGTTACACTCCCATCAGATAGCAAAGACGGCACCGGATTCTTCGGACTCGCTGAATGTAACGGGAAATTTGGATTTGCGATAGAAAGATACGGAAGCTCCACGGACGAATATTCCGATAAAACATATGTGGTTCTTTCGGATGCGCCTTTGGATTCTGGTAGCTGGCAGTATTCGATGATTACGAAAACTAACGATATCAGCGGGAATAAATTTTTCGGATATAAGTTCTCGAGCGCAAATGGAAAATGGTTCCTTTCGGCAATCCGACAGGAGACTGGAAGTTCTTTTAGCGGTGATGTAGAGCTGCACGTTGCAAATGGGAGTGAAACCAGCTTCACGAAAATAAAAACTCCTGTCAAATCAGTAGTCATGAAACGTTATTCAGCGTCAGAAGTTGTGTTCCTATCTGGAAAGTATTATTTTTTTGGGACTTACTATTCGCAGTACAACAGCAGTTCGGGAATATTTTATAGACCAGTGTCGACTGTTTATTCTTCCGAAAATCTCACAAACTGGGGTTCTTCTATTGTTACCGGAGAGAACAAACAGGCAACTACCTGCGTAAGTTACGCATCTGCATCGGAATCAACATTACTGGTTGCAACGCAAACAGAAGTTTGGACAACGTCCAGCCCAAACGATGGGTTCAACCAAGCTACTGTACCAACTACTGCGATTACCGCAGTGGCATTGCAGGGAATGACGGCGACGGCATCTTACAAAGGCGGTGTGGCGTATCACGATTACACATATGATTCGCGCCTCTTGCCTACCATCTCGCTTTCGGACGACACGACGACGTTCATCAAAGCAAAGAACGAGCTGGATGTGTTTGAAGCGCAGCAGAGCGGGGGGTGATTAAGTGTTTCAGAAAATTGCAAACGCTTTATCGGTGGAAGTAGAGGGAACCGACCTGACGAAGGCTTCGAACCTCGAATTCTACGTGAAGCAGGCCTGCCAGTTCTTTCAGTACACGCCGGTAGTCGTTGACGAGACGCACCTGCTGGTAAAAATCCCGTACGAAGACGCAATGCGCCTGCGCCCGGGGGCGGTAAGTCTGCAATGCGCGCTGACCGACGCGGACGGAAATAAGCAGGCGGCGGAGATCGTTCAGGTGGACGTGAAGAGCTTCCTAAAGGAGGCGGGCTATGCTTAAAATGGTGCTTTCGCAGCCGGAGATAAAGATGAAGATCGCCCCGGCGAAGGTGGTCTATCAGGGCGGCGAGGCGTATGAGGGGGACTACGAGGTCGTGCCGAAGGCATTTGAGCCGGTTGTTTTGCCGACGAAAAACAAGCTGCTGGCGGACGATGTGACCGTCACAAAAGTCCCATACTATGAGGTATCCAACGAGACCGGCACGACGGTCTACATTGCATCGGAGGTGTAAATTTTGGGCAGAAGTAAATTTATCTATGGCGGCGAGGTGCTGTTAGACCTGACCGCCGACACGGTAGAGCCGGGCAAAGTCCTGCTTGGCTTTAAGTATCACGGCTCGGACGGTGAGCTCCACACTGGCACGTGCGAATTTGACCTCGACACGTCCGGCGCGACCGTCAAGGCCTCGGAAATCCTCTTCGGCAAGACGGCAGGCGCAAGAGGCTCGATGATTACGGGCGAAATGCCGAACAACGGCGCGGTGGCCGCGAAGATCACGACGGTCAAGGGCGAGTACATCGTCCCCATCGGCTACCACGACGGAAGCGGTAAGGTCGCCATCGACCCCACAGAGGCCGCAAAGATCATTGCCGGGAACATCAAGGCGGGCGTGACGATCCTCGGCGTGACGGGCACGTACAGCGGCGAGGCCATCAAAGCACAGACGAAATCCGTCGAGCCGCTGACGACCGCGCAGACGATTTTGCCGGACGAAGGATATGACTACATGTCACAGGTGAACGTGGCCGCGATCTACTACAACGAAACGCCCAACGCTGCCGGCGGCGTGACTGTCACCATCGGCAAGAAGGCAGGAGCGTGAGCGTATGGCGGCACCGGAAGTATCTGGGGGTGAAACCCCGAGAAACAAGGTGGTCTACGCTGGGAAAACGCTCATCGATCTGACCGAGGACACCGTCACTCCTGCGACGCTCAAATCCGGCGTGACAGCGCACGACGCGGCGGGCGCGAAGATCACCGGCACGTTAGATACCGCCCCGCCCAAGGAGTCGGACATCAATTTCTGGGACTATGACGGCACTTTGCTCTACAGCTGGACATTCGCCGAGCTGGCCACAAAGACCGAGCTTCCGCCCCTTCCCTCGCACGATGGACTGGTCTGTCAGGGATGGAACTGGACGCTCCAAGACATCAAGGATGCAGGCCGTGAGCTCGATATCGGCGCGCTGTATATCACAGATGACGGCAAGACAAGGATCTATGTCGACGTGGACACCGATACGTGGGACGATTTTGTTCTCAATTACTGGCAGAGCCACCATAACGCCACGACTGTTGACTGGGGTGACGGCACAACGCCTGAAACAAAATATGATTATTCTTGGGTTGAGCATCGGCATGTGTACGCAGCCAGCGGCTCATACGTGATCACTATGAGCGTCAAAGAGGGTGCGGAGATGAACCTTGGAAGTGGCTCATCTGGTCGAATGCTGATTGCAAATGGCGAAACAGATAGTGGCCGCTGCTCGATGCTTGCAAAGGTGGAAATCGGTGAAAGAATGCCCACAGTGACGGAGCGTGCGTTTTTTGCCGCTGTCCGGCTCAAGAGCATATCTGTCCCCGCTGGCGTGCTTTTCGAACCGTATATAACGTTTGAACAAGCTACAAATATACGCGCCGTGACAGTGGCTTTTAGTTCCGCAATCCGACAAACATTTTATAATTGCCCTAATCTTCGCGCGATTGCAACACCGAAAGGGACGACGCAAGCAGATGGTAATAATTATGACATCGCAAATACAGCAATCCGGCAGGTAAATTTTGATATGGTTGCTGCATACTATGCACAATCCATTGAACGAGTCCACATCAAGGCTGTCAACGGTCAAGTCGGTACTTTTATTTCCTGCACTTCTCTGCTGGAAGTCACCATTCCGGCAGATGCTACAACATTTGTCGCTTCCGCATTTCGGGGCTGCGGCGCGCTGCGCAGGGTGACGTGCCTTGGAGACATCGCGAGCATCCCGGCGCAGGTGTTCCTGCGATGCTATCCGCTGCGGTTTGTGGATCTTACGCATTGTACCGCCGTGCCCACACTGGCCAACGTCAATGCGTTCGATCAGACGCACGCGCAGCTGGAGATCCGGGTGCCCGCATCTCTTGCGGATGCGTGGAAAGCGGCAACAAACTGGAGCTCGTTGGCAGACCATATTGTGGGGGTGTGAGCATGATCGTAAGAGAGCACTACAAAACGCGCACGGACGGCGTGGAGCTGTACCGGACGTATTCAGACGCGGGCTATCTCATCCGGCAGGTGGAGACGGGTGCAGAGTACGATGAGGCAATTGACATTGACGGTACGTCGTACACCTACACGGAAACTGGCAAGCTTGTCACAGACAATTTTGACATCGAGACGGCAAGCCCGGAGCAGCTGCGTGAGCGGCTGATCGACACCGAGACGGCGGCGAAAATCTTGCTGGGGGAGGAAACGGCATGACGTACACGGATAGGGCCAAGAAAATGCGCCCGTACATCGAACAGGCGGCAAACGCTTTGGACGATAAAACAGTCAGCCTCGCGCCGGAGCTCCTGGGGACGCTGACCGGCGGCGGCAGCCTCGTCAAAGCAGGCACGCGCATCAACTGGCACGGCAAGATCAAAAAAGCCGCCGTCGACCTCTGGGACACCGAACAGAACACGCCCGACAAAGCGCCTACGCTCTGGGAGGACGTGCAGTACCGGGACGGGTACAGGATCATCCCCGAAGTAATTACCTCCACGCTGGCCTTCGCAAAGGGCGAGAAGGGATGGTGGGGAGACAAGCTGTATGAGTCGCTCATGGACGGAAATGTGTTTACCCCGACGGTCGCCCCGACGGTCTGGCAGAAAGTATAGCGCCGCCTCCGGGCGAGAAAGGAGACAGATATGGACGACGGAATTCAGGCGCAGGTCGCAGCGATCGACGCGCGCTGCAAATCCAACCAGCACCGCATCGACGAGCTCGAGGCGGACAACAAGGCGCTTCACCAGCTGGCTACATCCGTAGAAGTGCTGGCGACGAAGCAGGAGACGATCGAGTCGAACGTGAACGAGATCAAGACCGACGTGAAAGCCCTCAAGGCGCTCCCCGGCAGCCGCTGGGAGGGGCTTATCAAGGCAGCCGTGACAGCGATCGTCGCGGGGCTGGTAGGCTACGCGCTGGCTCTGGCGGGGCTGGGTGGCTGATATGCGAGTAAAGGGCAAGTGGAGCAAAGGCGAGATGGCGCGCACCATCGTCATCTATCTGCTCAGACTCCTGACGATGGTGCTGATCTGGGCGTGCGCGCTGAAAACCATCGCTGTCCTAATCGCAGTCGGAAGTAACCCGGAGCTGGGTACGTCGGTCGACCTGTCTGACGTGCTCGGCTATGCCGGGGGCGCAGCAGTCTCAGAGCTGGGCTTGCTGGCTTTCAAGAGAGTATTCGCAAAAAAGAATGAACCGGTAGAATGAAAGGGGTACATATGGATAATATCAAAAAGCGGCTGGGCAATTTGCTCAGTGTCAAGAGTCTGGTCACGCTCACGCTGACGGGTGTGTTTGCGTACATGTCCGTCGCGGGCAAAATCTCGCAGGACTTTATGACCATTTATGCGGTCATCATCGCGTTTTATTTCGGCACCCAGTCCCAGAAGACGCAGGATGTGCTTGACAGTGCGGGTACGCCGCAGGAGGGCGAAAAGAAATGATGAAAGCATCCGAGCTTGTGCGCAGGCACATTGACGTTGCGAAGAATTACAAGACCGTCTACATGTGGG